GATTGGTCATTACACATCTGTTCCTGATATAGATGGAATAAGACAGGTGTTAGCACTCAAACAACAACCCGTGATGACAGGTATAGACGTGTATGCTTCATTCGAATCAAAAGCAGTTGCAAGGAATGGCAAAGTTCCTATCCCTAAGATGTCAGAGAGAAAGTTAGGAGGTCACGCTGTGACGATAGTAGGTTATGACGATAAGAAGAAGTGGTTTATACTTGCCAACAGTTGGGGAGAAGGGTGGGGAGACAAGGGATATTTCTATCTTCCTTACGATTACTTTATCAAAGGTTTTGCATACGATTTTTGGATTATAAACATGTAAGATGAAGATATTTGAATTAGAATCAATTTTTGTTGAAGAAATCCCTGAAGAGATAGAGGAAGGTAAAATTTATATTTCAGAAAAGTATGGAACAACTACACATTTGTGTGCTTGTGGGTGTATGGGCAAAACAATAACTCCGCTTAAAGAAGTTTGGGGAGATGGTTGGGATTTATTTAGAAATCAAGATAAGGTTACGTTGAGACCATCTATAGGTAATTGGGCAGGACAAAGTCCTTATCATGCACACTATTATATTACAGAAAATAAAATTGAATGGTTATGAGAAAGTTATTTTTTATTTGTATTTTTATCGTTATTATAACAAACTTAAATGCGCAGAGTCACAGAATTTATCCTTTCAACAAAAAGATCGAATCACAGACTAACTCAAACATGCTGAAAGTGCAAATGGCATTCAAAGATAGTACTCTATTTCTTACTCCATCTATTGCTTTCGATGTGTTCAGTAAAGAGAACGATACAGGAGAGTATAACATAGGAATCATTCCAGGCGTTGGTTATGGACTGAAGTGGAATCCTTACAAGTGGAAAACAGACTATTTGATAGGCATAGACGTTTTTGCTCAAGCGGCGTTAGACAACTCAGGAGGTACAGCAAAATACTTTAACGTCAGAATTTTGCCTACTTTTACATTACTGAATTGGATTCATATCGGTTATGGTCCTATGTGGAAGATAGGAGTGAATGGAACATCAAACATAAACACATCAGTATTTACATTGGGTATCACAAAATCGCTGTAGTAAAAAAAATAAGTATTATGCCTTGTAACAACAAAAGATTGATTGAGATAAGTGAAGCATATAACAAATACGGTGAGATAAAAGCAGCAGAAATATTGGGCATTTCTGTTGAAGGAGTAAAAAGAAGAATAAGATTGGCAAAAGAAAGAGATGTTTACAAACAATCTGCTAATACATCTCAATCAAAATATTTGAATAAGATACTCGAAACATATACAGAGGCAGAACTTAAGATTATCGCCAATGGCAAGACTCAGATACTCGAGAAGAGCAAGAAGCTGGACATCAACTTCGACGGCAGCAGAGTCAAGATAGGAGTGATCACAGACACACATATAGGACACGAGAAGTTCATAGAGCAGAGACTGTTCGCGGCTTTCGAGGAGTTCAGAAAAGAGAAAGTGGATTTCATTTGCCATGCTGGTGACGTCTGTGAGGGAATGTCAAATCGTCCAGGACACATATACGAGCTCACACACCTTGGATACGATCAACAGAAGAGATACGCTTGTGAACTGTTTGGACAGTGGACAGACTCACCTATCTATGCTATTTCAGGAAATCACGACAGGTGGTTCATAAAGTCAAATGGGGCAAATGTTGTAGGGGATATGGATCTTCAGTTATCAAACTTTCACTTCATCGGTCACGATGAAGGAGATATTAAATTAAATGATAAGGTATTTATCCGTCTATGGCACGGAGAAGATGGTAGCTCATATGCTTTGAGCTATCGTATTCAGAAAATCCTTGAATCTCTCCAAGGAGGGGATAAACCCAATATTATGTTTTGTGGGCATACTCATAAATATGTAAAAATGTTTGAGAGGAACGTACATGCTATTTCATCAGGATGTATAGAAGATCAAACGCCATGGATGCGCGCAAAAAGAATTGCGGCCGAACCAGGCTTTGGGGTGTACGATATCACGTTCTCAGACAAAGGAATAACAAAGCTCGCTGAAACATTCTTTCCATTCTATTGATCATGTGGATATCTGGATACATAAACTCTCCTGACGACATGTTGCTCGGGATCTCCACGTACAAAGGAGTGGAAGAGACAGGCAGAGACTTCAAAGCATTCGCGATAGGTATTTTCTTTTTCACTATAGAGTTCTGTTGGGATAAGACTATTTAGAACTATTATAAATAGCATTTTTACTTGATATTTTTATATAAAACATTTTTATATGAAGAGATTTGTTAGTACTTTTATCGAGTCAATTAAAACTTGAAGACATGGTAACTATCGATGATTTGAAAGATGGAGTTTACTTTTTTGATTTTGGACACACAGGGCGTATGATCTGGAACAAGGTTGAAGCATTCAAAGTTGGATAAGATAGAAATCTAAAACTTGAAGATGTGATAAAACTTTTAGATATAACGAAAGAGCACCTCGAAGAGGCTGTAGGTTGTAATATTAAAGATTTTCGTTTAGATCCTATTTACAACAAAGATGTGTGTATAGGATTGTCTGTAAGGATAATTCTTGAAACTAATGTTGATCACATATCTATTAAAGGAGTCATTGCAAGTAGTGATGAAGACAAGAAGTGCAAAGAACTTGGGATAGAAGGCAACTACAAGTTGTTGCAGTATCTTGAAGGACTTGAACAGAATATTGAGAGATTGAAGAATGAATTGAAATTGACATGAAAGAAAAACTAAAGAACATAAGACCCATACTCAAGCGAGTGCCCCAGATGGTGGATCCTATTCGATTTCCCAAAGTGATAAACAGTTTCGAAGGACAGAGCAAGAAAGACTTTGAAAAAAGTTTGGATATAGAACAAGAACATCTATTGAATCAGATGTTGAAATACATAGAGTGATATGGAAGTAATTGAAAAGAGTCAAATAGTACAAATGAATGACATTGTAGTAATAGAAGACGAGGATCTTAAGATTAAGTGGTTTATTGATGTGGAAAGACTTGACGGGAAATTGATTAGTTGTAAAGAAACTCTCAATCCTCAATTTCTATATAAACAGGGATTTGCTTATGTAGGTCAAGTTTATGGATTAGCTGTAGAAAATATAAAGTGATATGTATCAAGTAGTAGATATGACAGACGAACAGAAGAGAGAGATGTACTCCAAACTCTCGAAAGAGGAGCTGATCGAGATATTGATAGAGAACAACAACATCATAGAGAGATTGAACAAGATGCACATTCTACCTATTGTCAATGTTCAACAGTTTCCTACATTGAAATTGGAAATGCCTGAACAAGATTTGAATCCCTATTTCCCAACAGCCAACTGGATGAATCCAAATAAGACTATTGTGACGATTCCAACGAATGTATACAAAATTTGATCTTCACTAAAGTTCAAATAGAGAGTCTTCTGGAGATCATAGATTTCCACACCTCCATGTTCATCACTACTCAGATGGGTGTGGATGCTCTGTCTACGTACGACAAGTATATACTCGACAAGTTTGGATTCGACATAAAGCAGATAGTTAGGGCATACCCTCCGTATCTACAGTCGTTCATGTTTGGCAGATTGACAGCTTGGTTGAGTGATAATCAGGCAAATTCTATCGTCTACAACGATTTTAAGACGTACTTGAACTCGAACCAGTATTTCCCATTGACTGAGAAAGAGAAGACTCTCTACGACATCTCTATCAGCCGTAGCTACACCCACGTCAAGAACTTGGGAGACAAGAGAAAGGATGAACTCACTCGTCAGATCAGCGAAGAGGATGTGAGAAGAGAATTGTCTGGAAGCATAAAAGACAGAACAACAATTTCCAACATAGTTTCCAACTGGGGACATCTGAGTAACGACTGGAACAGAGACTATGGACGCATCGCTGAGACTGAGATGAACACGATAATGAATCTTGGAAGAGCAACTCAGTTCGAAGCAAGATATGGTAAAGATGTGTTGGTCTGGAAGAAGACTTTTCCTCTCGCTTGCAGGTATTGTCAGAGACTTCATTTGACCAATGGTGTCGGAAGTGAACCGATATTGCAACCTCTTTCTAAGATCATCTCTAATGGCTCAAACATAGGGAAAAGAGTAGATGATTGGCTTTTCACGATTGATTCAGAACATCCACATTGTAGATGTTTACTCGAATATTTCTTAAAGGGAATGATCTGGAACGCAGAGAAGAAAGACTTCGATTGGCCAGAGAAGTACGTCAGAAACATAGAGAGAAAGAGCGTAGTACATATACAAGTAGGAGATAAACATTTTTAAAAATGACAGAACTTGAGATATTGAAAATAGAGTATTCTAAGTTGAGAGGTGATTTAACAGGCACTCTAAAGGGTATAGTGTCGTGGAACATTCCAAAAGAATTGAAAGACAAAGTAAATAAAAAGATAAAAGAACTCGAAAATAGTAAATAGTTCAAAAATTTTTGTTATTTTTATATCAAATTTTGTGGAACATTCATTGAATATATAAATGAAAGATTTTAAGTCAGCAACAAATAGATTTCAAAAGATAGATAAGTTTGGACAAATTGAAACAGACGCTTTTTCTGTAGGTTTTGGAGTCATAGACATGAGCATTTTATCGTCTGATTACAATATTAGCGATACGCGAGTAGTTGGTTCTCATCTGCCAGAATACATGTATCTTATACCAGAGACTTCTGGTGTCATCATAGTAGAACTTGCGGGGCAGTCTGAAGGTACGCCTTACACTATTTCAGCAGCACAAGTGACGGCAAATTTAGGAAAACCAATTCTTTACAAAGTGAGAAAGGTAGTGAAAGCGGGAACAACTGCTACATTCTCAATAGTATGGTAATAGCAAAAACAGCAGCAAAAGTTGTGTACGCATGTACCAAAGAGGTAGAGATTGCCAACCTCATGAAAGACAACGAGTATATCAAAAAAGACAATGCAGAGTTTCACGATTTCTTCTTTGGCAATGGTAAGCCCGGATTCTTGAGAGATATGACAGAGATGCAACTCTATATGAAGTCTATCATCTCTGATATGCCAGATATAAGGAAACAGTTAGAACAGTTAATAGTTAACAAGAATCTTGAAGAGGAGTTGAAGAAAGAAAGAGATTCAAAAGATAAAGATAAGAAAGTGAGTAAAGCAGCTATGTATGGACGAGCTATTATGGTGATAGGGATACTCTGTACAGTTCTACTCAGTACTTTGAGTTTGATCAAGTCTTCTTCTAATGCTTCTGCCAGAGCAAACACGATAGTGACAAGTCCTAATGCAGTAGGACAAGCAGTTGAAGCTGGTAGGACTCTAGAGATACCTGCAAGTGAGATGAAAAAACAAAAAGAAAAGAATACAAAGAAAGAAGTGGAATCTATCAATCAATAGTTTATGACTGTAAACAACGATCGGATACTGGATATGAACGACAAGATAAACTCTTTAGAGTTCTGTCTGTCCGATCACGAATCTTTCGATTATGTGCGGGTTGATAGATTAGATATTTTACGTTGTTTGGACAGTATATCTGATAAGTTAGTCAACAAGACTTCAAATTTCAGAAGACTATTGGAGATTTCGAAGAAGAAGAAAGTTCAAGACAAGAAAGACTTCGAATCAGTGGTCAACAACAGGATAACTGTTTGCATGTCGTTGGCTCTGAAGATAGAATGCATAAAGATGAAGATGTTTGAAAACGACAAAGATATTAGACTATCGCAGCATGTTGCAGAATTTATTCAGAATGTTTGAATTTTTCCAGAGCAAAACAAAGAGACTTCAGAACAAGATAGACAAGTACATCTCTATCGAGAGAGAGCAGGATGCGATCAAGTCGTCCATTGACGAGCTCGCAGAGACTTTTCAAGAGAGAAAGATAGCGAGAGATTCTATCATTAAGTCACAGTCAGATGATGAGATAAAGCTGTCTGTTGAAAGTAGATATGACAGTTTCATAACATCTCATCTAAAAGAGATAGGTGATCTTAGACGTCACAGAGACGATGCAGAAAAGAGTTTGAACAACCTTATCAAAGGAGATGAAGAGTTCGTTGGATTAGTGGAGACTGAGAAGTTTCATAGGCAGTACAGAACTGTTCTCACTCATTATAGAAACGACGAGATATCTCTAGAGGATTGTGATACTCTGCTCAAAGCAGTTCAACACAAGTACCTTCGCAAGGAGTTGAAGAACGGTGAGTGGAATTATATTTATGATGATGACAAAGAAGAGACATTGTCGGAAAAATTTCAAAGGATATATGACGAGAAACATAAAAAGGAAATTAAACATAAAATAAATCATAAATCTGAATTAAAGACAATCTTAGATAATGCGCAAATTAGCAATGTCGTTAACACTTCTCATATCTATGGTAGCGAATATTGGACAATAAATGGTGAATCTTTTAGAGTTGCAGACCACTCGAAACATGATGAAAAGCTGTATAAAGAAGGGGTTAATGATTTTAGAAGTTACGATGATTTATATGAAGCTTTAAGCAAAAAATTTGATTTGTCTGATAAGAATGAGCAAGAGCAAGAATACAAAAAAGAAGCAAAAGAACATGTAATTAAAAGAGAAGATGGTTTATTTAAAGTTTTAGATGGATCTTTGTTTGGGAATATAGAAAATGCTGTTGGTTATATGTGGGAACATAAAACAGAACTTGCAAAAATTAAAAAATCTTTTGAAAGTGAATTGTTTAAAGCTAACAAGATAAAGTATTCAGACAATCTCGTCTTCAACGAGAAAGGACAACTCCTTCTACTTAAGCGTTCAGAAGTTATAGACTTTATGCCAGGACATTTTGCACTTCCAGGAGGACATGTAGATCCAGGAGAAGATTTTGAGACTGCAGCTAAGAGAGAACTGTTTGAAGAGTCTGGAATAAAGTCTGAGAATACTCTTGAAGTAGGAGAGTTTGAGAACGATGACGTTCACATCAAGTACTACAGAACGGATGTGGTCGATGTGGAACCAGTACTTGAAGAAAGAGAAGCTTGGTCGTACGAGTGGGTAGATCCAACTAAGTTGGATGAGTGCAATCCTATGATGGACAATATGAGAGATAATATCATCAAGATACTATATCCTGAAAAGCACAAGATAATCACTATCAAGAAGTCTTTCGAGAGTGGAGAGATAAGTGAGAGTGTCAAAGACGAGTTACTAAAGAGTGTGATTGAAAAGGCTAAGAGTGGAATATACAAGATAACCTCTGAGAATAAGAAACTTGGAAGAGTTGGACAGAAATACGGAGATAGTAAGAAAGAAGACAAATACAAAAACATAAAAGATTATGCAGAACAAGTCATCAGAGGTGAAAAGCACCTTGAACGATTATCACCAGAAGAGGAACAAGGCCGCATTGAAGGAGGTAAAATCAATGTTGAAGCAACCCTTATCCTTGGAAGAAGCAAAGAAACAGAATCAGAGTTTCCGCAGAGAGAAAAACAACTAAAGATACTTGAGAAGTTTGCCAAGAGCTCAGATTGTTGGATAGAAGATTACGAGAAGACTTATGGAGTAGAAAACAGATTTGATAAAGCAACGGAGAGTGAAGTTTTCTATGACAACAAAGGTTCTGTCATAAAGATAAACAACTTCAGCCAGCACGAAGATCTGTCTGAGATGTTTGACAGAGTTGCATTGCAGAACTTACTATTTCCTGACGCAAAATATGAAGTGCTTGGATTCACTAAGCGAGATGGAGAGTTGAATGTCATTATGAAACAACCATTCATCGATATGAAAAAGGATGAAAAAGGTGAAGTAATACTTCCATCTAAAAAAGAGTTGTCTGAAGAGATGAAGAAACTTGGATATGAAGATCAAGGTGGCAACATGTTTTCGTCTAAGAATTATCTCATAGAAGATCTACATTCAGCAAATGTGTGTTATTCTAAAGAAGGAATTTTGATGTTTATAGATCCAGTACTCAGATTGAATCTGAAGTCTGAAGGTTATGGTGGTGATAGAGAGTTAGGAAAGATCAAATTTGAGAAGTCGGAAGAAAGTAACTTAGAAAAAGCCGAAGCCAAGTGGAAGAACACTGATGAAAAAGGAGACTTGTCGGTAGACGATCTGTTCACTCAGAAGTTTGACGCAAAAAGCAGAATCTTTGTCAACGTTGTCAAAAAGTATCTTGACGATAAGTGGAATGTAAAGACTAAAGATGAGTTCGACGAGAAGTTTAAAAAGGAATCAAAACTAAAAGAAGTAGGCATAGAAGACATAATTCCTACTCAGAAATATGTATCTAAGAAGATAATGGATGAGAAGATGGACAATGTCCACTTCAAAGAGTCCAATATTCAGATCTTCAAGTTTGATGGAAAGTACTATCTTTACGATGGGCATCACAGAACGTCTGCAATGATAAAAGAAGGATTCAAAGAAGTCAAAGACAATGTACTCAATCTTAGAAAGATCAAAGACTTTGAAAAAGATATAGAAGAGTTTCTTCCTAAAAAGTTCGATTTGTATGAAGTTGTAGATAAGTCTGAAGAGAGTGATCTTGAGAAGGCAACTCACAAGTACATCAAAAAAGAGCCTGACGGTAAAGGTGGTTGGAATTATATTTATGAAGAGAGTGAAGAAATAAAAGATGATAATTTATCAGTTATAGAAAAGAAAAAGAATTTAAAAGAAAGTAAATCGATTGTTATTTATAGATCGACGCATGAAAGTGGAAAGAATTTTTATACAGGCAATAAAGAATTACCATTTACTTATTATTCATTAACAAAACAGAAAGCTGAAAATTATGGGATTCCCGAATCTTTTATTTTTAATAAAAATAGTGAAGAAATAAACGTATTTAGAGGTGATTTGTTTGAAAAGTTTGGGAAACCTGTAAATATAGAAGAAAAGGAAGTGATTGATACGTTAGTGAAAGAAGGTTTTTCAGCAGCTATTGTAAAGGGCGACGAATTAGTTGTTTTTGATAAAAATAAAATTTTTAAAAAAGATGTTAAAAAATCTGTCACAAGTACTTTGAACAAAGCTTTCAAAGACAATTTGATTAACGAAGAACAGTACACCTTCCTACTCGAAAAGGCTTGGAAGAAACAACAAGTAGGAACTATCGTGACTCGTAAAGATGGTAGAAAATATAAGAAAGTTTCTGAAACAGGGAATACTGCTCAAGATTGGAAGTTGGTCAGTAAGGATAAAACTCAGTCTGCAGACGATAAATACACCAGGAGTGGCGGATCAAAAGAAGAAGTGACAGATAACAAACCTTCGAAGAAAGAGTTGAAAGAGCACGCTAAGAACACGTCAGAAACAGCACTCACTAACGCGGTGAAGCAATCTGCCGATCCAGTAGAAAGACAGACTGCCCACGAAGAGTTGAAGAGACGTGAAGAAGAGGAAAAACCAAAAGAGGAAGAGAAGATGGTTGGTGGTGAGAAGAAAAAGACTGTAAAGAAAGAGACTGTCAAGAAGGAAGAAAATCAATATGTAGAAAAGTTTAGAGCATTGTCTGATGAGCAAGTGAGATTCTATTTAGCAGCTCCTTATGAGGATGTGAAGAAGGCAGCTAAGATAATTTTTGAAGAAAGAGGTCTAAAGGTAATAGATGAGAAAGATTACATAAAAGGATTTAGAGATAGATCAGATGTTGGATCATATACTTTAAGACAAGAATATGAGAAAGAAAGTGAAAGTGTAAAAAATTATCTGGAAAAGAATAAAGAGATTGCACAATCTCTAAAGCAATATATAGGACAAGGGTATCAAGATATTAGATCTCTTTTATCAGACGGAGACAAGTTTAGAAAAGAAGAAATGCCTGGAACTGTAAAAGCCTATGAGAGTGCAATAAAAGAAATATCAAAATTTATAAATGACAACAAAATAGAGGAAGATATTTCTTTAAATAGAAGAGTTTACGGACAAAGTGATTTTTTTCAAAAATTAAAAAAAGGGGATGTTTACGAAGATAAATCTTTTTCAAGTACCTCTTTAAAAGAGTTGAGCAATTTTGGCAGTTTTAATATTAAAATTTTAGCTAAGAAAGGATCAAATGTTGCAAGTGTGAATAATCCTGGAGAATATGAGTATTTGATAGATAAGGGAGTTAAGTTTAGAGTTTTAGAAAGAGGTCACAGTCAAATGATAGTAGAACTTTTATGATATGAAAAATAAAAAAGAACAAAAAGATAGTAGATTTGCATATTCTGACGATTCAGGATTAAGCATATTGCTAGAGAAAGAATATGTGGACGTTTTCAATAAAAAAGACATTAAAAAGTCAGAGATTTCAGACATAGAAAAAGCAAAAGACAAACTTGAAGGAGGACTTGCCGATCACCTATCCATGGAGCAGATAGCAAAGAAGCACAAAGTGTCTGTCAAGAAGATAATGAAGCAAGTGAAGAAAGGTCTTAAAGTGGAAAGAGAACACACAGACGATCCAGACGTGGCACTGCAGATTGTAAAAGATCACATCTCTGAATTTTACGATTATTACATGAGACTCGAGAAGATGGAGACTGAGGCTAAGAAAGACAAGAAAGAAGAATAAATATACTATGAGTGGATTTGAAGAGATATGTGAAGATGGGAAATACAGATTTGTATATCTTATTAATAATCCAGCAAATGGTAAAACATATGTTGGGCAACATACTACTGTGGATTTGCATGATGGCTATTTTGGTTCTGGATTTGTTTTGAAAAGAGCTATAAATAAACATGGAAAAGAGAATTTTGAATTGGGTTATTTAGTCTTTACAGAACATAGAGATGAGTTGAATGAGCAAGAAAGAATTTGGGTTGATTATTTTAAAAATCATGCAGGCAGAGGTAATTACAATGTAGCAAATGGCGGATATAGATGGCAAACAGAAGAAATTAATCAAAAAGGGAGTCAAACAAGAAAGAAAAGATTTGCGTCTGGTGAATTGGTTGTTTGGAATAAAGGGAAGACAAATATATACTCTGAAGAAAGTTTACGTAAAATGTCTGAAAGCAGGATTGGAATACCTCAAACAAAAGAGGCAAATGATAAGAGAAGTAAAACTCAATCAGGCGTAAAAAGACCACAAGATGTGATTGAGAAGATTAGGAAAGCAAAACAAGAGAATCCAAAAATATATACAGATTTGGATAGAGATAAGATTAGACAGCAAATGGTGGCATTCAATAAAGAAAACAAGATTGAGTGCCCTTGGTGTCATAAACAAGCTACTCTATTCAATGCTAAATGTTGGCATTTTGACAACTGCAAACTCAATCCTAATTGTCAAAAAGAAAAAGTTGTTTGTCCACATTGCAATAAATCGGGAGTAAAAGGTGTTATGATGAGAAAATATCACTTTGATAATTGTAAACATAAAGATGAAAAATGCATTTAATTTTTTTGTAAACGCTGACATCCCTGAGGATGTATATAAAGCTGCAAAAGAGGCTAAGGGAGACAAACGTTATGATAATATGATAGTTGAGGGCTTGGCAAGTGATTCTAGTGAGGATTCTGAGGGAGAAATAATGGAACCAAATGGTTTTGATATAAAAGATTTTTTATCCTCTGGATTGATTAATTTGGAACATTTTACTTCTCGTAAAGGTGATCCTGATTATTGGATCGGTGAGCCTGTTAGCGGATATGTCAAAGACAATAAGTTCTTTGTGAAAGCTAAATTGTGGAAAGCAAAACCTTACGCGAGAAATCTTTGGGACACTTGCATAGCAATGAAAGAGAGTGGTTCAACTCGTAGACCAGGTTTCTCTATTGAAGGCAAAGCTTTAGAACGTCACCCTATTAATAAAAAACGTGTGACTAAGGCTAAAATTAACAATTTGGCAATTACATTTTCGCCAGTTAACAAGAACTCGTACTTCGACATCATCAAAGGAGAGCAGGAAGAAGACTTCGTCAAGGACAAGCAAACAGACAATTCCAAGTCAAAATACATGTTTGAGTTTGAAAAGGGTGGAAAGAATTATGGGGTGACAAAAGATTTCAAAGTGGAAGAAAAAGAAGATGAAGAAAAAGCTGTAACCACAGAAACTGCTAAACCATTGAGACGTGAAGAGTTAGATTCTAAAGTCAAGAATTTGCTTGTTAAAAGTCTTCGATCTGGGAAAATTTCTCCAAAAAAAGCATTTAATTTGATAAAAAGTTTTTATAATTCGTAAATTTTTTATAATTTTATCTCATCAAAACCTCGCTCGTCAGAACTCTGGCATATTACTATCGATGTAATAAAGAAATTCACGAACACAATGTCTAAGAAAGATATGAAGAACAAAGAGGAGATTGCAAAATCCCTCGCTTCTGAGCTTGGAATGTCTGAGTCTGAAATTCTCGATCTAATCAGCAAAGGCGAAGAAAAAGAAGATAGCCCTGAAGATAAGAAAGAGGATGAAAAAGAAGACGAGACTGAAGAGGGAAAGAAAAAGAAGAAAAAAGAAGGCAGAGAGAAAGATGGAGAATCCAAAGAAGGATTCAAACCTTTTGAGAAGAAAGAAGATGCTGCTGAGAAATCTCAGAAGGATGACATCCTCAAATCTATTGCGAAGAGCAACAAGAAATTGATGAAAGTGATCAAAAAATCTCAGAAAAGCGATCTTTTGAAATCTTTGGTCTCTACCATAGAAGAACTCAAATCGGAGATGAATCTGATCAAATCTCAAGGCAGCGACATCATGAAATCAGTGGACACGATCGGTTCTGTTTCGCAGGGAACTAAAGGTGTACGCTACTCTAACTTTTTGGAAAAGGGCGGAGACAAACCTTATCAGAAAGGTGATAAGACTGTTCTTTCGTCTCAAGACAGAGATTCCATTTCTGAAGCAATGTTGAACATATTGGAAAAATCTTCAGACGATGATTTGAAACAGACTATGAGTGTTGATTTGATCAACTACCAGGGAAGCAATCAACTCTCTGAGAGAGCAATCAAGAATCTCAACAAGTCTGGATACATTTTCAGAGAACAATCAGGAGAATAAGATACAAAACAATCGAAAAAATTATAACAAGGTATAAAAATGAGTGATATTTTTAATAGTATGCCAGGTGGAGTTGATGATTATTCTTCTGTGTTGGGAGGAGTATCTGACGAACTGGTTAAAGCAGTCATTGCGGGCAGTCAAACTGGTCGTGATTTCAACAATGTACAGAACACTGGTGGTTCTCTGAAGACTGAATCTTTGGATGCTATGGTACGTCTGTTGACTTCTACAGAGAAACACATTGTTTACTGGAAATCTTTGAACAAGAACTCTGTTTACAACACTGTTCATGAGTACAACCAACAGTTGGATTACGGTAGTGATGCTGGTGGATTCAACCTCGAAGGTGAAGCTCCTCAGTTCTCGGATCCTACTTACCGCAGGAAATCTGCATTGATTAAGTATCTTGGATTCTCAGGTGAAGTGACTCATCCTGCAATGTTGGTTCGCAACGCAGACGGTATCAACAACTGGGCTCGTGAGATTCAGAACAAGACTCAACTGTTGATGAGATTCATCGACAAACAGTTGGCAACTGCAAACAGCAGCATGGTTTCTACGGAGTTTGATGGTATTTTCCAACAGCATTTTCAAGCTGAAGAAGTTGGAAACTCTTCTTTGGATCAGTATTTTGCAAGTTCACAAGTGATCGATGCAAGAGGTGGTATTTTGACAGACGCTTTGGTTCAGGATGCTACTAACGCAGCAGTTAACACTAACTACGGTTTTGTTGACAAGATTGTTGGTTCTCCTACCATTTTCAACAACTACGTCAAACAGTTTGGTGGTTTGAAACGTTTCATGGTTGGACAGAAAGGTGCTATCACCGATGCAACTCTTGGTCAGAGTGTGGCTAAGATCGATACCCAGTTTGGTGCTATAGACATCATGAACGATATCTTCTTCGACCGTAAGGTTGCAAAAGACTACAATGCTGCAGCAACTCATTCGAAAGCTCCAGCAGCTCCTATTGCTGACGTATCAGCCCCTACCAACACTGTGACAGGTATTGCTACCAGTCATTTCTCTGGGTTCACTGGAACTTATTTCTACGGAGTTACAGCACGTAACCGTTACGGTGAATCAGCGATGACTCTTTTGAAGACCACAGCTTCTACTGTTGCAAACGCAACCGATGCAGTGGATCTCAAGTTTGCTGCTGGTTCTGGCGCATACGCTGCCGAATCTTTCATCATCTACAAGACTAAGAAGAACGAAGCAGCTTACACAGATTCGAAAGCTTTTTTCCCAGTGTTTGAAATAACAGCAGCAAGTTTGGCAACCGGTTTTGATGGAGCTGCAGCATCTACTGTACGTGACCGTAACTTCTGGATTCCTGGAGCACAGTCTGCTCTTGTTCAGGTCATCGATCCTGAGTATTTGGAATATCTGCAGTTAGCCCCAATCATGAAGATGGACTTGGCTATCACCAGTCCTTCGAAACGTTTCATGGTGTTGAACTACGGTACTCCTGCAGTCTACATGCCTACCAAGATCATTCGTATCGTAAACTTAGGCGACATTCAGCCTGCATAAGCAGTTTGATCAACCATATTGGAGAGTGTCTGAAACATGACACTCTCTTTTTAACTTTAAAACATTGTTATGAAGATTTACACGAGTGAGATTTCGCAGTTTGGAAGAACCTTGTTACTCTTGAATGAAGAGATAACGTTTGACAGAATAGGATGTGCAGAGATCGAAGACGACCTGGCAAAGAAGATCATCAAATACGCTCCAGATTGGTACTCGAGAGACAAGAAAGAGTTGAAAAAAGAAGCGAAAGCAGTAGATGAAGACTCATTACTTAAAGATGCAACCATTGAAGATTTGCAAGTGCAAGTTGCAAAATTGAGAAAGATGGACGAGTCAAGAGTCTCTACTATCAAAGCTAATGAACTTGAAAATACTCAAATCAGAGAAGAGATGGGAAAGATAGTCAAAGAGAGAGACGATTTGAAAACTGATCTTGGCAACAAGACAGAGGTTTGGGGTAAAGAAAAAGAGCAGTACGATTACAAGTTTGAACTCGCTTTGCTTGACATTCCAGAACTTCAAGAGATGTGTGAGAAACTTTCTTTGGATACTAAAGATTGCATCAAGAAAAGTAAAAAAGGAGAAGAACCTACGATTGATAAGAAATCTTTGATCGAATTGATCACTAACTCAGGCGAATAATGCCAACAATATCTTACAAGATAAAGTACAAGAAGAATGAAGGGTCAGTATTCTCCCCATCGGAGTTACTGACTCTATTTGTCTATGCCATTCCTACTGCAGCGAAGGATGGTACTGATCTTCCTTTAGAATCTGTGAGATTTCAGTTACAAGCTGCACAAAAAGAGATTGAAGACTATCTACAGATAAAGTTTAACAATTACCTTCAAGACGAGACTCTTGGATATTACTCAAAAGATTACTACGGAAAGTTTCCATACTTTCAAACTAAGTTTCCAGTCAAGAAAGTGTACTCATTAGTTGGATTGCTTGGAATGGCTGAGCAAATTGTGTACCCAATGGCATGGTGCAAGTCATCGAGAGATTCAGA